GCAATATTTGGAAGTTTTCTGTAACTCCTTCCAACAGAGTCCAATGATACTTTTGCTACAGGACCTATAGCACTCAATGAAGTAGTGTTATATCTTATAATTGCCTCAGTTTGTCCATATGAATCTTTCTCTGGAGTATCTACTAGAGAATAATTAAAAGTTGTTGATGTTATGCCTGTAACTTTTTGTTTTAAATTATACTTACTTGATCCAATTGTCAGTTTATTTGCATTTTTTATATTAAAGACATCAGAAATAATTTCTAATTTTGATGCCGCCGCGCCATTATATCGTATTGGTTCAAGATTGTAGTATAAAGTTGATGGAACATTCTCATCTATGATTAATTCTAATTTTGCTCCTGGTTCACCAATAATTCCACTTGTTTTAACATTAAATTCTCCCAGGTTTGTCTCTGTAGTAAAGAATTCATCTGTAAAATTTTCATCAGTATATAAGAAGAAATTAAATGATGGTAGAGAATTTGCAGCGAGAGTTTGATCTGATAAATCAAATATTAGTGTACTATTTCTGTAACAGAATATTTCTGGATTTATCTCACTCAATGTTCCTAAAGATTGAGTTTCTATATTAATGAGTTGAACATTTTCATCAGAAGAAATTACGTCATAAAAATATTCTGATAGTGATACTGTGTTATCATCTAATACAACAACATAATATATTTTTGCATTTTCAAGTCCAACAGAAGGTGAAGGTGAGTTGTAAATTACTTTTGATCCATTTTTAAATCCATGATTTGGCAATGTAATCGAATTTCTATCAATATTAACTGCTGAGTCAATAAAAGATTTTGGATTTACTAACAATCTTCTATTAAGATCATCATATGTGATTGTAATACTAGTTTGAATGCCACTGATCACATTAACAGTTACATTATCACCATCAGTAAGTCCATGACTTGCATTTGTAGTTACTTTGGCAAATTTCTTATATACGTCACCAACGATAGTATTGGGATTATTTGTTGAGAAACTGTGAATTTCTCCAGTTCCATAATCAACTAATTCATAAATTAAAATACCTTCTGAACCAACACCAACGAATTGACCAGTGCTTCCAACACCAACTTTTTGTGTAGATATTCCAATAAAGTTTGAGTCATATACTGCGGCATAAAGGTTAACCTTATCTTCCAAAGGAAATTCTGATGATCCTGTAGATACTTTTATTCCAGTAAAACCAGCACCAACATTATATGTAAGTAAATCGCCTGTTTTAAATCCATGCGATGGCAAATATATTGTATTTGGAGTTGTAGTTACAATTTTATTTTCTGTTACTCCAGCATTACTGCGATATAGTAATCCAGATTGTTTTGCAGCTCTAGAAATTGCAGATCCATTTGTTCTGTAATATGAACTCCTTAAAATTCCAGTCTCAATTTGAGCTCCCCAAACATATATTGTTGGAGATGCATTTAAGGTTAAACCTTGTGGTCCATATGTTCCTATTTTTAGTGTATGGGCACCAGATCCTGTAAATGCAGTAAATGAATATCTTCTCCAGGTATTTGTTAGGGTAACCTGAGAACTATAGAATGCTAGACCATCATCAATAATAATATAAACAACTTCTCCACCAACATCTCCTTTTAAAAATACTGATATTACATGATCTGTTGCAGAGAGTGATATTGAGGAATACTCTAATCCAAATCCATCAGAAGATCCTGTGGTAGATCCAAAAGAAACTTTTGCTACACTATTAGTATTATTTGGTGATGTTGCTGCATAATAACCCACTGACCCAGTACCAACACCAACTGTATAATAATCCCAAGCGGATACGAGTGTAGGAGGAACGGGATCTGAGTATAAAATTAAATTTTCAGATGGTATAATGGTAGACTCTGTTGGATTAAAGTAATATTCAGTATCTAATGCATATTCTGTAGTTGTTTTGAATCCAGTATTTACAATGATCTTTCTTGGTCTTTCTCTTAAAATAGATCCCGCTTCATATGGATCACTAATACCATTTAATGCCCTTTCGACCCTTATTCTAGAATCGTCTTTATATACATTTAATATCTTTACATTTTCATCCCCAATAGCGTAAATATCATTTACTGATAGCGATGGGAATAGTAAGTTACCACTAACATTAAAATAAGTAACAATACCAGTAGAAGTAGCATCTCCTACCGCATTTGAAAGTGTGAGGTTATTGGTCGTTACGCCAACGTTATAACTATTTGCAAATTCTGTCGATAAAATGTTCAGATTTTGAATAGAGACAATATCGCCGTTTGAGAAATTGTGATTTGTTGATCCAATTCCAATAAATCTACCATCAGAAATAGATGGTGCAAATTGAACAGATTCGAGTAAATCAAATTGATACTCTATATTGGTTACTGTTTTTCCTTGAAGTTCAGAAATACGTGCATATGCGCCAGACCCACTAGTTTCAGTATTATCAAAGAAAACGCTGTCCGAAAGAGAATAATTATCTCCAGGAGCAACTAACTTTAATTCTGTAACTGTTCCAGGAGTTACACTCCTAATTTCTGTAAATCCTTCCGCAAATTGATCTGGCTGAAGGAAACCAGAGTATGCAGTCCTATTTCTAAGTAATCCCAGTTTACCAGTATATCTAACCCATCCAGATTCATTGATATCCACATACTGTAAACTTGAGAATTGATCGAAGTTAAAAGATGCTGGTTTTGATTTGAATGATTCACCTATTGCATATGGGAACACGGGTTTTAAGTAACCATTTAGTGGTCCACTTGCCTCTGGAGTAGAGTTAATCGTACAGAAGTATGCATATATACCATTTGGAAATTCTGGTGTTTTACAATATCTACCATTATGAATATCTAAGTCACCATCACCCACATACTGATAATCTTCTATAAAAATGCCTGCGGGGAAAGATCCAGTTGGTGGTCTATTTGGTGGTAAAATTAAACTATATCCACTGTTTAATCTTCTAATTGCTCCACCCTCTTTATCTGCATATCCGTAGGGTCCATATATTGGATGTCCATCATATGCCCAACCAACAATAGGGGAATGATACTTGGTGCTATTTGAGTCATTATCAATATCATCACGATATATTGTATTGCCTGCATTATCGAGAGATGTTGCAAGCAATTTCCTTCTCAATTCTCTACCAAGATATCCGTGAGTATATTGTAATCCCGCATCTGAGGTAAGAGCAGAAGTAATGATGCCATCATCTGGATCTATTTTTTCTGCTTGTATAATTCTTTCAACAACATTAATGGTCCAAGATTTTATTTTTGCACTAAATGTTGCACCAGAACCTGTGGGAACAACATTTAGTATAGTATCTACCTGTTTGTACCCAAATCCACTTTCAATAATCTTAACTTCTACTAATTTTCCATCTTGAAGTACTGGAGTTAATACTGCACCACTACCAGAACCAAGGATTTCAATCTTAGGCGGAGAATTATATCCAGTTCCTTGGTTATTGACGATAACCCCAATAATTCTACCAGCAGCAGATACAATGGGAGTTAACTGTGCGTTAACTCCACTATTCAACTGAATGTTTGGTTGTCTGTTATAATTTAAAATATTTGCATCACCGTAGTCTTTTCCATTATTACTTAAAGATACTGAGAATATTTCTCCAGTAAATATTGGACTGATAACAGCAGAAAAGTTTTGACCTGCCGTTGTAGTTACTCCAATTGGAGCTTCTAACTTTACTTCAATTGGCCTATATCTTAATGCATGTACGCCAGTTCCGCCATCCTCGAAGTCAACAAATCTTTTATTTACATAATTAAAATCTGACTGTAGAGTTGATCCAATACCAACCGAAACATACTCTGCTAATCTAAACCTATCTTTATCAACAACGTTTACATAATATTCTGAAGTTGAACTTATTCCTGTAGGTAAAGTATCATCTGAACTAATTCTTACAATTTCTTTGTTACTATATCCATGGTTTGGATATTTTATAGTGTTTCTGTAAACATTAACATGATTCTTATTAAAAAATAAGGTTTTGTTTGTATAATTAGATCCACCATTGATAACTTCAATAGATGATATGACATTTTTCTTTTCAAATGAAGTTATTTTTTGTAGTCCATCTCCATATGCAGTAAATGAGACCGTATTAAATCCAACAATAGCATCATCTGCAGTATTGTAAAGTTTAATGGTTCTTTCGTCTATGGTTTCAACAAAGTAAATTGCATCATTAACTAATCCACCAATCTCTGTTTGGGATTGGGAAGAATAAAGAATTTTCTCGTAATTTCTAAACTTATGATATGTGCTAAATCCAATAGTATTATCAGAAATATTTACATTATCATATAAACTTCCTGCGTTGAATGATACTGAATGTGTTGTTTTTGAAAGTTTACACTTTGCTTCTGCACCAGTGCCATTTCCACCAGAAATAGTTACTTTTGGTTCTTCAACATAGTCAAAACCCTTATCAATAATATCAATTCTAGTAAGAGAACCTCTTACATTACATAAACCTTCAGCACCAGTACCAAAAATCGAATTTCCAATACCAATATTGTCATCAATGGTTAAAACTGGTGGAGAGATTACATCATAATTTTTATCTCCAGGTGAGGATACTACAATTTCTTGAATTTCTCCGTAGTAAAGAGTATCAGGAGATTTATAATTTAGTAATTCTACACCATTGACGAACATTCCAATGTTTCCTGGAGATGTGATAGTCTCTTCATAATTATCATATGGTTGTGGTTTTCCTATTTTTCTAACCAAACTTTGTGACTTAATAACTCTATCTTTAAACTTCAATAATTGGAACTTATTATTAAATACTGTTCCAAATACTTTAATAAAAATTCCACTTCTAATATTTGATCTACTAGTTGCAAGTCTCACTGTAGATGCGTTAACTTTGTATATAAAATACTGTCCTTCTGGAATATCGAGACCTATATTATTATTGTAATCATAGTAAACTGCATCACCCGTAATAAATGCATTTGCTCCAATGTTTATATCAAATCCATCAAACTGTCCACTAAAAACTGCAGATAAGTCTTGAATAGTTATGGGTGTATTGTAATAATCTGGTAAAGAATTGGATACAATATTCCTATCGGATCCATCAATATAAACATTACTTACATTTGCTGAGAATATATTTAATTCTGGATTATTTACTGATGATGCTTTAGATATACCTTTTCTTATCGTATACTTTACTGCAGTAGTATTAACTTGTGTTGTCAAGTTGATGTCAAACTCATAGTTGTCGGAAACTGCAATTACAAAAACATCGTACTGATTGCCATCACTTCCTTTTACAGTACCAATATCACCTAATGTAAAAATATGAGGGTCATACGTTCTAACCCTATATTGGGCAGCACCATTTAATTTTAAGGCAACTTGCGTTAAAGATTCGATTTCATATTCTGGTGTTGCATTTAGAATCCATGAAGTGACATTATAATCTTCACTATCTTCTCCCAGAGATACAATTTGTATTTGGTCTCCCTCTTGGTAATAGTATGATTTATCTCTATTAAAAATCAGATCTCCTAAAACACCAGTAACCTTAACTCTAATTTCACCATTTTCTGTTTTTGCATATGCATAATCTGTGGTTGTTATATCAGTGTTTAGTGGGATATCTAAAGGTGCCGTTAATCCAAAGAATTGAGTTGTGCTTTTTCCACTATATTCTATCTGATATTCAACGTCGTTATCAAAAAATACTAAAGTTCCTTCATTCTGAAAACTTAATGTCGAATCTACATCAATATAAGTTTGCCCTGCTCCAACTGGATTTGTAACTTTTGTTTTTGGATGTACAGTAAAAACAAAAGTCTCAAGGTCTGGATTATAATCCAAACTCATTTTATAATAAGTTTCATCTCCTCGGAACAATTCTTCTACATCGGTGATTGTACCTGATGCATTAGGAATAGTATCTGTTTCATCCTGAAACAGTGTTCTATTTACAAGATCTTGTGGGTCCCCCGATAGTGGTTTTACGACAAGATCTCTGGTTATTCTATAGTCAGCATCTGAAGGTTGAATGAGAAAATCTCTAGGTTTTACTACCTTTACATCGACACCCCAAATTAATCTAAACAACAAATCAAATGAGGAGTTTGCCCCTTTTGAAGCATAAAAATCCTTTAATCTTCCTACTACCGATTTTTCATTGATCTCCTCATAAAATTGAATATTATCAAATCCAGGAGCATATTGACGCTTATATTTTTTATATAACTCAGCAATAAAAAGAGAATGTAAATTAAATACTGCAGAACCAGATGAATGTTTACTCTTTAGAGTTTTTTCAAAACCTACACTCTTATCAATGTTATCGAAATATGAATTAATTCCAACAAATCCACGAACACATCCAACAAAGGTATTTTCTGTTTTAGTATCATACCTTATAATTTCATCATCAATTTGAATAAGACCATCTCTGGGTGGAAATCCTGCAGTATCTGATACTGATATTGTTGATCCAGTAAAACCAATATCAGAAGTTAATTCTGTAGAGTATACTATCTCCGATATATTGGTTAACTGGGTATACTCATCAATATTATTAATAATATCTAGAGGAGATCCAGGACTTTCTAAGTCTCTGTAATATGTGCGTAAGAATTCTACAAATTCTGGATAAGAATCGGCAACGTACTCGGGAACCTGATCTTGAACTAGGTTTTGTATTTTTACTCTATCCATATTTTATAACCTTACGTAATCTCCGTTTAAGTAGCTCGATGATACTATGTATTGTGATCCTGAGAGGTCAACTCCAGATGATATGGTATCTGATACCATATTGACAATTGACTTTGAAGTATCTAATTGTAGATATAAATCTTGCAATCCAATAATGTCATTTGATTGTGGTATGACTGATACCTCAACAATATCGTCACCAAATTTTTTCTTCGCGGTAGAAACAATGTTGACGGCATTAACCCTTATTTCACCTCTTACATAATCTATAGTTCCAAAATCTTTTCTTATAATAATTGGTTGATTTTTTGCATCTAATCTGAATAAAAAGACACTACCAGTCTCAAAATCATGATTTGGTAAATCACTTAGGTACACAGTACCTACAATACCCTCAACTTGCAATCCACTAGTTCTTATATTGTATCCATATGTGGACTTGATATGAATTCTATTACCAAAACAAATTTCATATTCTGCAAAAATTCCAGGTGGAGAGACTTTTACGTCTCTTCTTAAGTATACTGTTGTAATGTTTGATGTAATTGCTGCAGATGAGTCATCAATAAGTTTTAAAAATTTACTGTATTTAAATCTAGAACCATATCTATTTAACTCATCAGAAGAAGCATAAAATTGAATATTTTTTTGAACTTCTTCTTTTATTTGAGAATCAACTCCTAAATTTCTGTTATAATAAACATTTGAAATATACTCAATATATAAGTATTTCAAATCAATAAATTCTGGAATAATTCCAGCAACAGAGTAACTTCTAAGTAGTGTTTTTATATTATCTTTTACAATATTTGGTATATAATCTCCATTTTTGGGTTTAATTGATATAAAGACTTTTCCGTATCTGGGTGGGAACAATTCTTCTCCACCATATACAGAGACCGAATCTGTCTCTGGATATAATGTGGGTATCAGTGCCTCATAGTCTGCGGCAGTAACTGCTCTGTTCTGAGATGCATAGACTCTCGGTGCTAGTTTTTTAATAGACTCTACAGACTCAATTGGAGATCCATATCCAGCACCCTCAAGAACGTTTAGTAGAGGTGCATTAACTTTTACAGGACTACCGTTATTATCAAAAAGTCTTCCAGTAAAAGTAAACTGATTGATTCCATTTCCATTCTCAGCATTAGTTACGACATAGGTTGCAATGATAAAATTGCCATTTTGTAACTTGCTTCCAAAAGTACCATCCCCAAAAATTAGTTCATATCGCTGATCTTCTATTTCATTAATAAAGAATACATCATCAGTTCTAGATACATTAACTAAATTTGATGCTTGTTTATAATATCTTGTAATGTTGCTGTTTTTACTCTCTCTAACTTCTACTCTTATTAGACTAGTGTCTATTCTTGGATTCTGTAATATAAATCTTTGATTCTTATTCTTACTATCTACTGTGAAGGTATTCTGTATGTACGCACCTTCATAGATCTCTACATCCTCAAATGTTGCAGTTGCTGCCGACACAGGCACTGTAATGTCTTCTGGAATAGAATACACATAACTTCTTCCGCCATAATTTGCCGATGAAGTTGCAACAATACCTCTTCTCAATGTAATTGATACGGGGTTTGTTGAGAATGTAGTTAAGTCTAAAGTAAAACGAATTTTTGCTCTTGATGCTGTAACTGATCTTGGAAGATACCCAAGATTTCTTGCTAATGATACAACATTCTCTCTAATTGTTGCACCATCCAAAAACACTTCATTGGTCAACATATTAGCATTATATGCACTTATATAAGTGTTATATGCTAACGTATCTAAAAGAACCGTGAAGTTTGATCCTTCAAAGTCGTAGTCAGTAAAGCTTCCATCTGCTTTGAGGTAAGCTTTTATTGACTCTTTTATATTAGTAAAGTCTAGATCTGCTACGTTGACTATTGACATTTATCGAGTTGGTAGTAATACGAATTGCAATTGTTGGGGTTGTGCATCAATACCCACGATATAGTATTTTATAGTGACTTCCATCAGATTTTCATCTGGATTTGGTACAACAAGCACTTCTTTTAAGTCAACTCTGGGTTCATTGAGTTTTATGACGTTTGTAATCTCGTCCCTTAATGAACTAGCAGCAAATAAGTCTATATTTTCAAATAATAATCTATTTACAGAACAACCAAAATTTGGGGCAAAGAATTTTTCACCCCGAACAGTTAAAACTAAATTTTGTACAGAACGCGCAATAGCATAATCATTCTTTAATATAATTAAGTCTCTCGTTAAGGGGTTTTTCCTCAACGTGAGACTTATATCTTTGAAACCCTTACTGACACGCTCTAAAGGCATGATATTTATCAAAAGTTTACCTGATGACTTATTTATCACACTTATTTTGAGTTATTGGTGCCAACGCTCAACAAAATCGTCAAACCCACCAGCACCTCCACAGGGACGTTCCATACGATCTTCTGGAACTGGGTAAAGTTCTTCTTTTCTTTTGTTGCGATTGCGCTTTGACGCCATATTTAAGAGTCTATCACTGTCAGTTTCAGTGATGAGGGTCATTCCCTCTTCAATAAAGTCAGTTGATTTATCAACTTCAAAGTGATTTCCCATTTTTTGCTCCTGATTTGTTAGATCAGAACTTTTAGAGGGGTTGCTATCCCTATTCAGCGTTAATGCACCGAGGATCGCATGGATTCATACCACAATTTTCGCAAATTTTATGTTCTTTTTCTGTTTTCCAAAAATATTCGTCAGTATCGCCAAGTCTTCCCCAAGAAATTCCATTTTCAACCTGAAAAATGTGTGTAGATACCTTAAAATCAGGAGTTTTTGGAGTTTCTGGTGTAATAGAGAGGTCATACATTCTCATTCTATTGTTTGGATAGAGTCCAAACTGCCCATTTTCCAGTAAAATACAATTATGTGACTTATGTTCGTCTGGTTTTTCACTAACATTAGTGTCTATAATATCTATATCTGCATGGAAGTTGTCTAAAGTAAACAGATATTGACCTTTTAAGAACCCATGGTTGCGAGTAAACACCTCAAATTGCATTGTACTGATAAATTGCTTCTGAATGCAACGTATTCCATAGTCCATACAGTTCCAGAACTGTAGGTTAGGAAGGTCCAGATCGGGGTCTGGAAGCGTCTGTGCCGAGAGAAACGCGCTGATAGGTAGTTTATCATATATGGCACCATATTCTGGTAAATATGTCTCAAAATAAAAAGCACGTCCAGGTATGGACTTTGCCGATACCCAGACGCCTTCTACAAATTCACCAAATCCATCTTGAAAGTCTCTCAGATACTCTTTACGTACCCATACTTTTTGGGATGGAAGATTGGTGACTAATTGACTCATGTTTAACCTTTACCTTGTCCGCGATAGCGTTTACGTTTTGCATTCCGAGAGCTTGCGGCATATTTGGTATGCTGCCCTGCTCCTTGCCGAGTTTTTTTGGGTTTTGACTCGATGATTTTTTTGCCAGCAGATGATTTGAGCTTTGCCATAATTACTTAGATTCTTCAAAAAGTGGTTCAAGGTAAATGAGGGAAGGATCAATGTCCTCACCCTCATAGAATTTTTCAGAAAGATCTTGAAGTACCTCAGTGGCATCTTCAAGAGTGAGGTTTTGATATAACGCTCTGCCATTATAGCAGAGATTATAAAGGTTTTCCATCAGATGACGCGAATCTTCTCGTGACCAACGCGGATACGAGGATCGCACCAAGTCTCAACGCCTGCTTCTTTGGCATCAAGACAGAACGACACGTCTTCGCCGCACATATCTTGAACATTACCAGATTCAAAGACTTGCATCTTAGGAGCGAACCAAGGATATTCGAGACGCTCAAAGACACCCTTACGAATCATAACCCAACCGAATCCTGTGTAGTCAACAGTGAAGGGTTTGCGACGCTTTGCCATGGACTCTACGGTCTCATGGTTCATAACACCACCGTTCTTACGGAAGTCATCTTCTTCCAACCAGTGTGCCACGCTAGTGGTCATACCATCTTCGGTGGCGTACCAACCACATGCGATTTCTCGCTCAGGTTGCTCGTTTCCGTCTTTGTCTGTACCAGGAACTGCGAGATCGCACAGTTGCCAGAACTTCTCTGTATTGAATACAATGTCGTTATCAATCCAAAGTTGATAATCATAATTCAGTTTGCCATCCCAGGGAATTTGCTTGGGACCGCGCAGAACATTCGCTCCAAGAACCTTGCAACGTGCAAAGTTAACCATCGACGAATAATCCTGAGAGATTTGAATACTCATACCATTCTGTACAAGGTCAAATGCCAATTGTACAAAAGATTTGAGGAAGGTATAAGAGCAACTACGTCCAGGAAGACAGAACACAATGCTCTTGCCTCGCATACGTGCTTTGATTGCATCATAGTCCCATGACTCTTTGGGTTGAGTGGGGGCAGATGCCTTAACAGTGAATCCTTTTGCCATGTGTTTAAAGTTTCTTCAGATCAATTCTAACAGTGTATCTATATGATGTCAATAAGAGGATTCTGCGACCGCCTTTTTATCAACTGTCAATTCCTCGTATTCGTACTTAGACTCGTCCAATTTTTTCCATTTATCTTTGAATTCCTCTTCTGTAAGTACAGATTCGAGGCATTGATTATCCTTCGAGTAAATGTGGTAGATTTTTGAGTTCATCATATCTGTCTAATTCGCTACAGAATTATATATCCCTATGATGAGAATCCCCATTACGGCAAATACTACCTTTGGGTGTCGGGCAATCCAATAAGTCAGGATGACCCTCCACATATTCCAATAGGGTGTTCTTCGGCGGCGCATTCGGAGAATTCTCATTGACCTTATTATACCAGAGGATCTACCTTCTGTGGGGTGTTTGAGGCAACATAGGGCGTATCAATAACATTTGGAGATTGTGTTATATCTCCTGCAATACAAATTCGATAATCATCTGAGGTATACCCTGGCATAACCATATGATCCATCATCCCAGGAAAAAGCAAGAGTGTTCCCTCAGAACTCTTGTCAAGCTTTACATTATACGTCTGAATTAATCCAAGAAGATCAGAGTAAAATAAAATAAAGTCTGTGGCAGACGGGTGGCGAGCATGACAGTTCCCACTCTGCTCCTCTCTCCAATCTGTGGGAATATTCATCCAAATCACAAAAGAAAGCACCGATTTATGTTTGTGCGGCTCTACATAATCCCCTGGATGATTTACCCTCACCCATAACCTGCTAATCTCCAGCGAATGTTCGTGGGTTGTGTGCGGCTCGCCAGGGTAGTAGAAGTCCGTAAAGTATTTGTTTACATACGGCACCATAAACGCCGCCAACTTACCCTCATCATCCCGTATAGGAAATTGGTTATACTCTAAATCTACCTCGGGAAAATTCGGAGGTAACACAGAATCAATTATGGAATTCAAATACTCTCGGATATTATCATCAATCTCACCTTTTATGACGCCAAGGTTTGGGAACTCTAAATGATCCACGGAAATTTTTTACAGTAACCTTATTATAACACCTTATGGGTGAAAAATTTTTGGCGAATTTTTTTTAATGAACTCGAAATCACTCACTCGAATTGTCACCTCTGTAGGTTAGGGTAGTGACTCGTTTTTAATCGCAGGGGCGCACATTAGTATAACTTATCAATGGAATCAACTGCCATAACGACTGCTGATCAATCGATGTGTGCCGCACGAACAACTGGCACACACTGCCAAACCCCTTGCGCCGCAACGGATCTCAGCGACTGTGCCAATCCACGAACTGCCATTTTCCAGTTACAACCGTTTACAATCCAGTTTGCGAACTGTCCACTCTGAAATGCTGACGAAAACTGACATAAAACGTCACACTACAGGGCACAAAAAAAGCGACCCATAAGGGTCGCTGATCAGTCCCGTTTTTGTGCAGAATCTAAAGATTCTCTCCCTATTTGCCTCTCAGTCAACCAAACCCTTGTTAATCCGCCTGTAGGCGACCCAGGTGATCGCTTGCATCTGAGAGGGCGAGACTGCGCTTTCCCCGCGTTCTAGGCGCACTGCAGTGGCAATCGCTGCCGCTTCCCTGTAGGCGTCCTGAATGCCTGCGAATGCCTTAGGCGTCATGCTTGGCACGTCTTTCAGACCGCTTACGGTCCCGTTCCAAACGTTGTAGGCGTGCCCATCGATCACGGGCGCGT